GGGCCGCGAACTCATACGCGACGCCAGGAGCAAGGTCATCAATAGACGCCGCAATCGAACCAGACGAGAGCACGTTCGCAACCACGTATTCGCTCGCTCCGCTGCGCCGGTAGAGGATCTGAAGCAGCGCCCCGCCGGTCGGCATCGCCGGCGCCGTGACTGTGATGCGGGCCAGAGCCGTGCCGTCTGTCGCTAGGTAGGTTGTCTCGCTCGCGTAGGTCGGAGCGTTCGGCGTGGACGGCGCTACGTTGGAGACAGCACCGGCGGTGATCGCGACTGGCGTCGCCTGCACGCGGGTCGCGAAGCCGGAGACGTTCTCGAGCGCGTCGTAGGCGTTGACCCAGTAATAATACGTCGTGCCTACCGCGACGTCCACGTCGACGAAACGCGAGGCATCGACCTCGGCGATCTTGTTCGTGTTCGCGTTGGCCGGCGTCACGCCGGTCGTGTTGCGGTAGATGCCGTACTCGGAGAAGTCAGGCGCGGTCGAATCATCCCAGTCGAGGCCCACCGCGGAGCCCGTGCCGATGGTTGCGACGAGGTTCGTCGGGATGCTGGGCGCCACCGTGTCCTTCTGTACGTTGACCGTGGCGCTGACGTAGGACGTCGAGACCTTGAAGAAGCTCTCTCCGAAGATTCGGACGTTGTAGGTTGTACCGATCTTAATGTCGCTTGAGATGTAATCCCTCGTCTGATTGCCGGGGACGGTGTTCCACGTAAGGTAGGTCGTCGAAGTGCTCTCCTTGTATTCGATGCCGACGTTGCCGCCGGCCTGGATAAACTCCTCAGCCGGCGCAGACCACGAGACGAGGATGCGAGGCAGCGCGGTGCCGTCGGCTTGGATCTGCTGCGTCGTTCCGTCTGCGGTCAGCGTGAGGTTCGTCGGCGCGGAGAGCGTAAACGGATCCGGGAGTGTCGTGTTCGGCGCGTCGTCGACGTAGATCTCGTCGTTGACCGTCCAGTCGTAAACGGTCGACGCGGTCTCGCGCAGCGTCATCTCGATAGCCAGCTGCGGCGGACTGCCATCGCTCGCGAAGTTCCACTCCATCACCTCGAAGACCTTCTGGGTCCAGCCCATCTTCGAGTTGGTAATCATCACCGTATCGCCGGCCCGCACTTGCATCGCCTCGAGGCGGAAGCGCGCGGTCATCGTCATCTCCTCGCGAGCGCGGCGCAGTTCGATCACGGCCAGCCGCTGGGCGCAGGCGGGCGAGGTCGTAAACGGCAGCGCCACGTCACGCCAGTAACGGATGCCGGCGTCCTTGGTCACGTAGGTCGTAGATGTGATCTGCGGGAAGTCGGACGGCTGCCAATCGTTTTGCGGCGAGACGTAGACCCCCTTGACTCCGTTTACTCGGTCGCGGGCAGAGGTCTTCGTCTGCACCGTCATCTGCCCGGCAAAGTGCTTCTCGGTCAGCGTAACGGTCGGGATCCGATAGCCTGCGGCGTAGACAACCACCTTGCCTCCCGAGTAGGCGATGAGGCCGCCCATCGCGGTGATAAGCTTGCCGATGTTCTCGTCGGGCGAGGCGCTGGTGTAAAGGACGCCGTTCGCCTCGTATCGGTTCTCGTAGGTGGCCGGCGAGGTGACCGGCTTGATCTCGACTTGCTCGTCGCAGATGTTCGCCGCGGCGTTGATTGCCGTATCGTCGACCTCGGCCGAGTCCATCGCCATACCCAGCGAACTGGTTAAGTAGTCACGAAGGCAGAGCGCAGGGTTGGCCGAGTAAGCCGTCGTCGTTGTCCGCGGATCGTAGACCTGCTTGCCCTTGACGATTGCCGAGATGTTCGGGATGCCGCCGGTCCACACCTCCTGGTTCCAGACGAGCCGCACGTAAATGTACGCGATGCCGCGGAGCCGATGATTGCTCGTCCACTTGCCATCGGTCAGGCCGGAAGTCGCTGTCTCAAGGTTCGTTTCGACCGTCTGCGTATCGCTGCCAAGCTTCTTGTAGATCTCGGCGTAGCCCGTGAAGCGGCCCTGGGCGGCGCTGCCCGCGCCAGTTAGCGCGAGCTCATCGTTGAAGTAGACGTCGCCGATCTCCTCGACCTCGTGACCGGCCATCGCGACGACGAGGTGCAGATACTCGTTTTTGGTTCCCGTCGTTGAGATGTAGACGATGACGCCCGAGGTCTTGGTCTGGCCGTAGACGATTTGCCGCGCCGCGATCGGCGAGCGGATCATCTGCGAGCGGTCGGTGAGCGACGGGTCGGAGTAGCTCGGAGCCTTCGGAGCAAGCAGCTTCGAGGCCGCCATCGAGGCAGCGGTCGTCGCGATGAACTTGAGCACGAACATCACCGCGTTTGCCGCGGCGACACTCAGCCCGACATCCATCAAAGCGATCCAGACGACGACGGCGACTTGCGGCATAGTTAGAGGCGCCAGCAGGCGGCACCGTTAAGGTCGAGGAACTCCAGCCCATCGCGGCCCACGAAGGCGGCGGCGTTACCCACGCAGACGCCTAGGCCGATGCCGTTGCCCACGTCGCGGGCGATCACGTCACCGCGGCGAGCGAGGCCGATCTGCGTCGGATTGAGCCCAAGCTCGCGCGCCAACTCCAGAATCCCGCCGGCCTTGTCGATGATGCGCTGCGCGGCGATGCCGGTTGAGTACGTGCCGCGGTAGTGCGCCGCAGGATCTCGGCCCGTTGCCCGCGCGACCCAGTCGGCCGCAAATAGACAGCAGTCATTCGCGCCCCACGCGAACGGCTGGCTGCGCCGCTCCTCGATGAAGCGCACAAGCTCCGCGGGAATGTCGGCAGCCTTCATTCGTATTCGGTCGGCCCGGTCTTGTCACCTCCGTTCCAGTTCGTTTGCTGCGTCTGGTTCGGGTTGCCCCAGTAAATGGCCTTCTCCTGTATCGCGGTCACGAACTCCAGACCGAGATCGCCGGGGAACAAAGTCGCTTGCTCCTCGTGCGTGTATCGCACCTCGCGCGGTCGCTTGAAATCAACCAGCCGATTCTCGGCCGTCATCGTGATATCGGCGGACTGGCCGTTGTCCGAGATCTGCATCACGTCCATCCGCCCTTGGAACACGGTCACCGGCGAAGAGATTAGCGTTCCGGCTGTGGTCGAGAGAGCGCCGAAGAGCACCGTGCAATCGCGGCCTTGGTAATCCTCGGTCAGCGCAAGCGCGATGTTCGCGGTGGGCACGCCCGAGAGCCGCATCGAGATTCCGCGGGCCGCAAGGTCGGTCGTCTCCTCGATCGGCGAGATGCTTCCGAAGGTGCCGATGCCGAGGTAAGGCACGCCAGCGTAAGTCAGCGTCCCGTAGCCGGTCCAGAGGCGCGTGTACGCAGAAGGGAAACTGAGCGAGACGAGGATGACCGGCGCCAGCTGCACCGTCGTCACCTCGGTCACCATATCGGCCGAGAGCGTGCGGCCTGCGGTTGTGATGCTCATTGCGCGACGTCCTCCGCGATGGAGAAGGTGATGCCGTAGATGCTAGCTAACTCAATCGACCACTCGGTGCGAGACTCGGCCAGCCGAAAGACGCCCTTGGCGTTCGAGTAGGTGATCGCGGTCCCGCCAGCGTAGCTCGAGCGCAAGACCGGGAATAGGTCGACGCTGCTTGAGGAGTTGACCTGGACGACCTTGTAGAGCGAGGTCGAGATCTGAAGCCAGTCGCCCACCGCGAAGGTGCCAGTCGCACCGGAAATGCCGAGCGTCGAGGTGTTGGCGGTCGCGCTGCTGACGGTCAGCGTGCCGGTCACGTTGCCCCGCGCTGAGGTGTTGGCGTAGTCCTGGAAGTAGAACGTGCCGCGCTGCGCTGCCAGAAGGAAGCCGATCACCTCCTCGGCCGCCGCGCGCGTCATCGGCGGGCACTCGACAGAGCCCATCCACGCTTGCCCCGGCCAGTTGTATTGCTGCGTCTGGAACGTGAACGGCGAGACGTTGCGCGAAGTCGCGCTCATCCCAGACAGCGTCAGCTTCGAGATGCGGAACGGCGACGGCGGCGTGAGTGGGTAGGAAATTGCCATAGCTTAGGCGAACGCTGCGCGATAAGCGCCACCGCGGCGCACCATATCGGGGATCTCGGCCTTCAAGCGCTTCCGCTCCGTCTCGAGGATCGGCACGAGCTCGGCGCGAGTGACGCCAGCGGCGATGTGATAGTTCACCGTGACGCCCGCGGCCACCGGCGTGCCTCCGTTGGACTTCATCGCGGAGTTAGAAATGATGCGGCCCGAGGTGCCAGGGACGAAGAGCTCCGGCCCGCGCTCTCCGACGATTGCCGGCTGGCCTCCGGTGATCGGTCCGCCGTTGGCGAAAAAGGGAAGCGTCTTGAAGAAGGAGCCGATGCCCTTCGCCAGCGGCTCGGTGATCTGCTGCCGGAAGAGCAGCGTGAGAAGATCGCGAGCGAGCGCCTTGATCGTGTCACGCAGCTTCTCGCCAGATAGGATCGCGTTCTCGAAGGCACCTGCCGTGATCTGGCCGGCCTCCATTGCAATCTTGCCTTGCTCCTCAAGGAGCTTGTTCAGCTGCGCAGAAACCACGGCCTGTTCCTTGAGCTTGGCGACAATCTGCTCCTGCGTAGCGCCGACCGGGCCACCCACGTCCTTGAACGCAGACAGCGCGACGTTCAGCTGGGAAACCTCATAGGTGAGCGTGCTGTAGCGATTCCGCAGGCCTTCGATTAGTTCCGCCTGCGACAGCCCGACGCGCTGCGCCTCCGGCAACGTCTTGTTGAGCTCGCGCTGCGCCTCCACGATCTCCTTGTCGAGAGTGACGCCCGTTTCCTTCGAGCGGTTCAGCATCGCAAGCGCATCCTGCTGAAGCTTCATTCCCTTCGCGGGATCCGTCGCCATTGTCGCCACGGCCTGCTTGAACGTCTCAATCGCCAGCCGACGCGCCTCGTCCGCGGCCTGGCCCTGCGTGACGCTCAAGAGATCAAACTCCTGCTGAAGCTTGCGCGTCGCCTCGACCGTTCCATCGATCTCCTTCTTCGCGCGGTCGAACTTGATCCTGCGGATCCGGTCCTCGATCTCGCCGTCGGTCAGCGGAGCAAACGCATTGCCAATCGCGAAGCCCATCTGCGCTAGCGCAATCGGGATCTTGGTTAACGTGTTGAGGACGTTATTGATCAGATCCTCAAAGCGAATCGCCGAAGCGATCTGCTCGTCGGAGAAGCCCATATCGGCGCCGGACTCGACCACCTTGTCGAGCCGTTGCCGCATCATATTGAGCGTGCCGAGGACAGCCTCGCCGCCGAACGCGAGCTTCGTGATCTTCGCGATGCTCTTGGTCTGGTTCTCCAGACGAGTCAGCGAATTTTGCACCGAGGCGAACGCAGCCCGCGTCGCGTCGACGGCCCGTAGGGTAAAGGTTGCGCTAGCCATTGCGGTGTTGTGTTCGCTGCTGGTGGTTTAGGTAGGCGATCCAGCCGTTCATCTCGTTGGCTGGCATCTGGAGGACTTCGTAAGCGAACTTGCCGAGACGATCCGCGAGCGCATAGACGGCGAGGAGGTCGGCACCAGCCTCGCCGCCGGCTAGTTTTTTAGCTCTTCAGCCTTCGGCGCATCGTCGGCCAAGATGGCGTTCGCCACTCGCGCGAGGACGTTGGAGTCCGCGCGGTTGAGCAGCACCGCCTTGTCCTCGATGGTGAAGAGCTTCTTCCCGTCCTCGCTCGTCGCCTTCATCAGAAGGATGTCGACGAGGAGCTCCATATCACTCTCGCGGCTCTTCTTGTAGAGGCGCGCCTTCTCGGCCAGCGTGACGGGAGTGGCGTGGATCGTCAGCTTCCACTCGGGCACCTCAATCTTCTTGGTGCCGAGGGAGGCGAAGTGTTCGCGAACTAGGTCGATAGCGTCCATCCTTCACCTCAAACCGTCAAAGTGGACAGCGCGCCGTTGCCCTCGATGCTGATCGAGCCCTCGACCATTCCGTCGAACGCGGCGCTGATGTCGAACTTCGTCACGATGCCGCCTCCGGTGTA